AAGATCAAAGTTGTCAGCTAGCTCGAATACACGGTCAAGTTTAGCTGGTATATTACCAGTCTCTTTGGCTTCAGCAGCTTGCTTACGATACACACCATGTGGGTACACGTTTTGTCCGTGTTTAATTTGTGCAGCACCTTCACGTTGCAATCCTTGCCATGCCTTGATGTATTGTCTGTCTTCCTTTTCTTCGGTAGCGTTCAAGAATCCTTGTGCTACTTTAAAATCATTGACCTCACGTTTTTCGTCTTCGGTTTCACCTTGACGATCAGCTTTTTCAGCATCACTCAACTCGTCAAAATATCTAACATCCTTTGCTCCTAGCACTCTGACTTTACGTGTTGGAAACCCATTTTCATCCATCCAGTTACCAGCAGTCTTAGAAATACCTTCATTCATCTTAAGATACAAGTTGTTGCTATTATCAGCTTCACTCTCGATGTAGTATGATACTGCGGTACCACCAGTTGAAAGAAATCTTTCCCGGAAATAATTCGTACTACCGATAACACTGTCAGCTACAAGATAGTCTAGTTTGGTTGCATCTGGTTCTAGTGTTGATTGACGTACTTTAAATACAGCGAGTGTCAATACATCAGAGAACTCATCTGTATTCAAATCAAACTCACTCAAATTCTCCATAACTTCACTCATACTACCGTCAAGACCTACTTGAGATTTATTACCATACTGGTCAAAAGCGAATCCAGCGCTGAGTGAGAATGTCAAACGGCTTTTTGTACCAGCGCTCTGGTCAGGAACATTAACATACCCACCGGTAGTTCCACCTAATGTCTTACTCAATGATTTCAACTTACCAACACTATCAAAATCACTAGCAGGATTAAGATTTGTGTTGTCTGAAATACCGATGTAATAACCTTCAAATTTTTCATTGATTACAAACTTTTTATCGTTAACGATCATGAGACCAGCTCCACCTTTGGTGAGCAAGTCGTTATATGACGTGAATTTCTGATTGCTGTACTTGCCGGCCTCAGTTTCTTTCATCTTGATCTCACCTTTGATTGTTTTCTGGAAATTATCGTTGTCTAGCTCAATGTTGCTTGGCTCACCGAGATAGTACCTGTCACTACCTGCCAAGTCCCATCCAACTGCATTTACAGCACGTGATACTAGATCAGCAACCACTTCATGTTCATACCCTTTTCTAGCAGGCACTGATGACAAGTCGTTTTCATCTGTTGGTGTCCAATACAGATCATTTTGCGAGTACTGCTCCAGTTCAGGTATAGTGGCGATTACACTATCAACTGCGTCTTTAAGTGTTGTTGCAACATAGTCACTACCTGGTGATGTTTCACCGAACTTCCAACCACTGGCTGGTAGTACTTTTGAACTGTAACCAGCGTTAGCACCTCCTGCAAATGTTATTGTGATGCTATCTCCATCTAATAGTGCGTCAGCCGCGAGATTGTTACCAGTTACGTTGAAACTAAAACCATTTGCTGGGATTTGATCCAAGTCACCATCTGCTGTGTTTGCTCCAAAACCAGAAGCGTCAAGTAATTCTGATACTGTGCTTGTACCATCACCAGTAATGCTTCCCCCGGTTTCAGCCGGATCGGACAATGTAATTGTGATCTCTGTGGCGAACCCTCCACCTTCAAGATCGAATGAACCTTGAAAAGATGCTGAAGTGTCAATATCTCCACCAGATGCTGTTAAAATATCTCCAAATGCTTCGTTAATCTTATTAACAATAACATTTCCAGAAGCTCGAGTTGCACCAATCACTAAATTAATGTCATTACCCACGATTGTGGCACTCTCATTTGCGTTTGAATCGACTGTCACTGAGATTGTGTAGTTGTTACCATCTTCACCTAGTGTGTTCGCTTCAATACTATATGATGTAGGCTCTTGTGCAGTGGCTTTTGCTCCGTCATTTAAAAAGTCACTACCTTCTTCAAGCTGATTGTCGCTTGGCTTGTACCATGCAATCTGACGAGTGTCGTTTGCCACTGTAACAAATGTATCTCCTGCTGCTTCAGCACCAAGGTCGATCATGATCGGTCTTGGTATAACAGGGAACACTTGAACACTGTATTTGTCTGCCACGGTGGCCCCTGCACCACTACCATAAGGTAGTCGTGTCACCAACACATTGGCTGGGCTCTGAAACACAGCTTTAACCGTGTGGTACATGTACCGTTCTGCTGCATTTTGGGGTAAGCCATAGACTTGTTCAAATTCACTCAAGCTGGTGAGTGACAGAAGCTCGTCTGTTGGACCTTGGTTAGCAAAACCGGGTATGAATACCGTGGTTCCGACGGGTAATTGTGGGCGCAAAGAAAGATCTACTTCTTTGACCTCGACTCCAGGAGATTGTATTGTTCTTGCCATAATATATTTACCTTCTGAAATTATTTATTGATCTCCGGAGAGGAATTGCAGAATTTTCACAACAAAGTTGGCGTAAGCTTTGAAAATGAGAACTCAAACGTGGTTTCTATTTCTTCTGTTGTGCGGTAGTTGTAGTCTATACTCCCTACACTCACCGGCACTACACCTTCATAATCGAACTTCATCACTTCTTTATTGTACTCATCTAGAGCGTACATGGTCACAGTTCCTTGATATTGTTCGAACATGGATTCACTTGTCGGTAGATCTGTACCTTTCATGAACACAGATGATGTATCGTCATTCATTATGTCTAACCATTTCCAGATCACCCAGTAGTTGTTGAATCTATTATCAACCGTAAAGTTAACTGTCACATTATCGTATGCATCCCTACTATGTGAACTGAACTTAACAGCCTGTCCACTGTAACGTATCTCACCACTACCCACTCTTACTTGGGGTACTACAACACCATACACACTGAACCTTAAACTGTCTGGTATCACATGGTCTTGGTCTCTGTTCTCTGGTAGAGAGTATGAAATGTCCTTCATGGCCTTAGGCAATGTTAGCACAAATAAAAATTTATCTTTTCTGCTCTTGTTAAAAACTGACTGTTGTATCTTTTCGTTCATAAAAATGTCCACCCTTGTTCCTCTAGATCAGATAAGTCTTTATCCATGTAAAAATTAGCAGGCTGACCATCAAGTTTCTCACTATCTATATATATCGGAAGCGCACTATATGTATTTTTAGTGTTTTCGTTACCATATAGCGACAGTGTGTTGCTAAAGTTTCCTAGACCGTAATCAAGCCTCTCTAACATAGCCGGTTTGTTGTTTTTGTCATATGTTTGTATCTCGAAGAACTGTTCTGTTATTGCTGTTTCAAGTATCATCAATGACCAGATCAAGCTCATGACTCTATCATCGTGTATATTTGTACCTTTTACTGCTTTCCATGTACCGTTAGGGTAACGTACAAATGTTTTTAGTTCATCTAGAGTGTTTGTGTCGTGTAACACAACAGAATACACTTCAGAGAGCCAATATTTCATATTAACTACACCTTTATATTTTGTGTTTGTGTGTGCAATAACTCCTGGTCTATCTACTACCTGATTCTTACTAGGTGAGTAGTTTACTATGTTCTCATAACCATATACATTTTTAAGTGTATCCACAACCTGTGCACCACAATTGTTTCTCTCAATCAATGCCGGTGGTTCGCCCCATTGTTGTAGTATCTCTAACAATTTTGTAGTAAAGTTGTACGGACTTATAGTGTTGTTATGATATACCGCTACTTGCTCTATCTCGGTCAGGTCTGTGATATCAAGTATCTGTACCACGCTAGCAGCTTCACCTACACCTTCTGAAATATCGACACCAACACTATATGTGTGTGACGGATCCGGTAATTTCCACACCTTATAACAACCATCATCAAACACATGCTCAGGGTCAGTCAATGTCAAGGAGCATTTCCGGATCAGCTCCTCATCTAACACACTCTCACCAGTTTCAATGAATTGACACCCGAACTCTTGATCAAATATATCGGTACTACCTAAAGACTGTATGGTTTCTTGTTTCCATTTTTCATCACGCCCTGGTATCTCCCACCAATCAATTCTACTCGCACACCAGTTGTTCTTGCCACGTATAGCATTACTATACAGCTCATGAAATAAGTTACCGGTTCCATTTGGTGTACTAGCTATAAAAATTTTACTCTTTTTACTAGAAGAAATGATCGGGTAAACGG